TATATTCTTTTTCAACAAAGTTTCTGGCATGGAAGATTATGAGAATATTTTGTTAGCTAACATCATATCCAAGCCCGAAGTTTTCATAAGAGAAATTGCAGAGAGGGAAGGACATGATCGCTATATAGAATGGCGGCGTATCCAAGAATCTCTGACAAAAGTGGTAAAGGATGATCTGAACCAACTAAATGATGATTGGCAATCCAACTTCGTTTCGGTTAAAGGTCAGCATCCTATTATCATATCATTATTATTACAGAAGCAAATAAAGTTTGAGACATTTACAATTCTCACTCACGTAGCAAATATTTTTGCATATTGGGAGACGAATTTACTTGACAAAATCGTTGCTTATGATATAATTAAAAAATCAAGAAAATATAAACCTTTCTTGAATGTTGATGAAAAAAAGTTCAAGAATCTTATTCGAGAGCGGTTTTTCTGATATAAATAGAGAGTGGACTTGTTCCACTATACATCGCAATACAAACAATGCTATATAACGCAAAATTAGGAGATACAAATCATGGATTTTGATACACTCAAAAAGAATCGCTCAAACTCATTGAGCAAACTAAACTCACAGCTTGAAAAAATTCAAAGCAAGAGTTACTCAGACCCCAACGAAGGTAAAATGTGGAAGCCTACACGCGACAAAGCGGGTAACGGTTTTGCTGTAATTCGTTTCCTTCCACCTAAAGCTGGCGAAGACTTTCCATTCGTTCGCCTTTGGGATCACGGTTTCAAAGGACATACTGGTCTGTGGTACATCGAAAACTCACTAACTACATTGGATCGTGATGATCCAGTATCAGAGTACAACAGCAAGTTGTGGAACTCTGGTGTAGAAGAAGACAAAGCAGAGGCACGTAAGATGAAACGCCGCCTCAAGTATGTCTCTAACATCTTGGTGGTTTCAGACCCATCAAATCCACAGAACGAAGGCAAGGTCTTTATGTACCAGTACGGTGCAAAAATCTTTGGCAAGCTTCAAGAGCTTCTGAAACCACAGTTCGAAGATGAAACTGCGGCTGACCCATTTAATATGTGGGAAGGTGCTAACTTCCGTCTGAAAATTCAGAAAGTTGCTGGTTATCCTAACTATGATAAATCAGTATTTGATGCGCCATCTGCTATTTCAGATGATGATGAAGTGCTTAAGCGCATTTACTCTGAATTGCATTCACTACAGGAGCTTATTGACCCATCTAACTTCAAGTCATATGATGAGTTGAAAGCAAAGTTCTACCGCGTACTTGCGTTGGATCAATCACCATCAACACCTAACACAGCGGCAGAGGTTGATGATTTGGATATGTCTAGCTTTGGTGGTAATTCACCAGAACCTACACTAACCACAATGCCAGAGGCGCAATCAGCGGCTCCTTCAATGTCCATGAACGATGACGATGATGATGATCTGTCAATCTTTAAGGAACTTGCGAATGGCTAATAAAACCTATGAAGAGGTTTTAGATTTTGACTTTGGTTTCAGCTTCATTGATGAAGAGCTTCAAGAGAAAGAAGCTGAAGCCAAGGTTGCTATTGAGAGAGTTAGCAGTGAGAAGCAGACGTTAGAAGACCAACTAACTGACGCTAAACTCGCCGCTGACGATCTTGAATATCGTTTAGAACTATTATTTAAATCGGTAACACCGTTCTTGGACAACTTATGTAAGAACTCTGAGAAATCAACAATTTATTGGCCTGATCGCGTAGCAAAGATTGAGGCTTATAAGAGCAAACTTAAATCTATAGTAGAAGGTAGTTAAATTATGAATGATTTATTGAACTCAATCGTCAGTAACAGTACGATTAAAATGACTGCCCCTATTATGAAGTCCAAGGTATATGGCAAGAAAGACATGGCTCCTACACAGGTTCCTATGGTCAACGTTGCTTTGTCTGGACGTATTGATGGCGGTTTGACACCAGGACTGCTAGTCTTAGCAGGACCTTCCAAACACTTTAAGTCAGCATTTGCCCTACTTATGGCAGGTGCTTTCATGAAACGGAACCCAGATGCAATTCTGATGTTCTTTGATGCAGAGTTTGGAACACCACAAGCATACTTCGAAAGCTTTGGTATCGACATGGAACGTGTAGCCCACATTCCAATCACAGACGTTGAGCAATTGAAGTTTGAGATGATGCAACAGCTTGATAAAATTGAGCCTAAGCATTATGGTAAAATTGTTATGGTTGTCGACTCTATTGGTAACCTAGCTTCCAAGAAAGAGGTACAGGATTCACTTGATGGCAAATCAGTTGCTGATATGTCAAGAGCTAAATCTATCAAGTCTCTATTCCGTATGGTAACACCACACCTTAACCTTAAAGACATTCCATTGATTGCGGTTAATCACACGTATCAAACACAAGAGATGTACTCTAAGGCTGTTGTGTCTGGTGGTACAGGCATTATGTATAGTGCGGATACTGTTTGGATTGTTGGACGTCAACAAGACAAGGTGGGTACTGAAATCCAAGGCTACCATTTCATCATTAACATTGAGAAGTCTCGATATGTTAAAGAGAAGTCTAAGATTCCAATCTCAGTATCGTGGGACAGTGGTATTATGAAGTGGTCTGGTCTTATGGAAGTTGCTGAGAAAGGTGGCTATCTAAACAAACCTAAAGTAGGTTGGTATGAAGCTATTGATCCAGAAACTGGTGTCGTACTCTCAGATAAGTTGATGAGAGCAAAGGAAATCGTTGACAACAAAGATTTCTGGCTTAACATGTTTGAAGAAACAAACTTCGGCAAGTACATCAAGGATTCGTTTACTATCGGTGCATCGGGTGCTATCATGCGTGATGACGAAGTAAGCCCAGAAGTTATCGATGAACTAATCGACGATACTGACGAATAATTTTCTTGACATTACACGTTTAGTGTAATATTATATAACTTAAGATGGCGGCTAATTTCATTGGTCGCCATTATTCAACTCAGACGTATGGAATGTGAAATGATAGAATTAACAGTATTATCCAATCTAGTGTTCAATGATGAATACTATCGCCGTGTATATCCTTATATAAAATCTGAATACTTTGATGATCAAGGCGTGAAGAAAATCTTTACTGCGTACAGCGATTACGTGGATGAGTACAACTATGCACCGTCTGTAGAAGCACTCAAGATTTGTATCGATAAGCGCAAGGATATGAACGAAGATAGTTACAAGCAAGTAATGTCTACAGTTGATAATCTAAAGCGTGACGAAGACACTAATACTGATTGGCTTGTTTCTGAAACAGAAAAGTTCTGTCAAGATAAAGACCTCTTTAACACTATTAGAAAAGCCATTCTAGTTATTGATGGCGAAGAGAAAGAAATCGACAAGGGTGCATTGCCTCAGATGTTGACTGATAGCCTTGGCATCAGTTTTGATACTTCTATCGGTCACGACTATCTTGAGGACTATGCAGATCGTTATGATTTCTACCACAAGAAAGAAGAGCGTATCCCATTCGATATTGACATCTTGAATAAGATCACTAAGGGCGGTTTACCACGCAAGTCTATGACTGTGTTGTTGGCAACGACTGGTGGTGGTAAATCGTTGGTCAAATGTCATGCGGCGGCTTCTGCTTTGATGATGGGTAAGAACGTTGTTTACATCACTATGGAGATGGCTGAAGAACGCATCTCAGAGCGTATTGATGCTAATATGATGGGCATCCGTGTTGATGAGATTAAAGATATGGATAAAGATACATACGCTAAACGTATGGAACGAATTACATCTAAGACAACAGGGAAACTTATTGTCAAAGAATATCCTACTGGCTCAGCACATGCAGGTCACTTCCGTCATCTACTCAACGAACTGAAGATGAAGCGTAACTTTAAGCCTGACATCATTATGATCGACTACTTAAACATCTGTGCTTCATCACGCATTAAAGGTGCGGCGGCGGCAAACTCTTATACTCTGGTCAAGTCTATCGCTGAAGAAATTCGTGGTTTGGCTATGGAATTTGATTGTGCTGTAATCACATCGTCACAGTTTAACCGTGATGGTTATGGCAACTCTGATGTTGATCTAACCAATACTTCTGAGTCTATGGGCATTACCCACACCGCTGACTGTATCTTGGGTATCATTACAGACGAAGAACTTGATAGTCTTGGACAGATTATGCTCAAGCAATTGAAAAATCGTTGGGGTGATATTAGTTGGTACAGAAGGTTTGTTGTTGGTATTGATAGGGCTAAGATGTCAATCTTTGATCTGGAAGACTCAGCACAGTCTGGTATTCAACAAGGGCAGTCTACAGCAAATAATACACCAGTAAAGGCAGTTACACGCGCTGGGGTTGATGATCCAATATTCGACAAGACAACATTTAGTAATCCTAAGAATGGAAAGAAAAGCCTATTTGGCGCAGGGGGTATCACATGAGCTACGTTGTAAAGCAAGTCGGGAAGAAGTATCACATTCACGAAACTGAGGGGGATGTTACCATTCCACTTTATCTAACTAAAGTTAAAGCCAATCAAATAGCAAGAAAACTAAATCTTGGTTCTGGCTTTGGAGTAAGTCCTATCCCAATATTCTTCTGTGGTGAATTTAAATCAATTAACGTGTAACTTATTATGAAAACAATTGTGAAAAAGATAGTGCTTACGAGAGATCGTATGTTGCTATCCGCATTGCTGAAAGCAATGAATCGTTATATGAACCATCAACAGAAAATTAAGAAATATATTAATCCCAAATCACAATGGTCTGGGGTTAATAATACTGAAGATACTCTTATGCTTCAAGTTAAGAGAGCTTTAGAAAGACGATTAGGTTAAACTGTGTAGCCAGTCTCTAATGACAAACTGTCACAGTTTCGCAAAACGCAATCCGACTATGCAATCTTAGCGTATCTCATGGGGTAGTATTTTCAAAAATAGGTGCTAAATATATTTGTAAGAACAAACGAAACACTTATTTAAAAGGATTGATTATCAATGGCACACACATTATTCACCCCAAATTCCGAATCAAACGGACTGTCAATTGCGGCATACAAAGTAGTAACATTCTTCGACAGACTTGGAGAAGCAATGGCTAAACGTAAAGTAGCACGAGATACTTACAAATCCCTACAGAAACTAACAGATAGAGAACTAAGCGACATTGGTATCAGTCGTGGTGATATTCGTTCTATTGCTAATGACACATTTCACGAAAACAATCTTCGTGACACATACCCACATAATGTTCGTTCGAACCCAAATTTGAGAGGTTCAGTGTAATGGAATTAGCAGGTAATACACCAGTAAACTTTAAAATATTTAAATTGTTAAGCAGAGCATTAGTAATAACAGGAATGTTCCTTTGGGGTCTTGGTGAGTCAGCGGGTCGTGCAAGAGCGGCATCAGAATTAGCTCGTATGGGCTACCACGAAGAAGCAAAAAAATTAATGTTGGGGAGCAAATAATGATTACAGGTGACATAGCAACGATGGGCGCTTTATTGGGTGCAGGTCTTGCAACAATTGGAATGGGTGGGGCGGCTATCGCTGTCGGAATTATAGTTGGCAGTGTATTAAAGTACATGCCTAAAAAAGGTGAAGGTGATCAAGGAACAATGTTCGTAGGTATCGCATTTGCAGAAGCATTAGGCATCTTTGCATTCTTGGTGGCATTACTATTAATGTTTGCAGTATAATGGTTGGTGATCAACATATGGAAATATCAGCACAAGTAGTGCAGAAGTTAGGTTTCTATATGTTTGTAATTATGACTTCACTTATGGTAATATGTATAGCTTTTGGTTTCTATGCTGTTATCCAAAAATTTAACGAACCAAATTGGAAAGAGGTATGTATCGCTAAAGGCGGTGTACCAGTACAATTAGAAAAATCAGTCTTTGACTGTAAAAAGATGTAAGAAAGAGGAAACGCAATGTTTAAACGATTTATGAAATTAATGGAATATCGTAGTTACTGTATGAGTATTAAACAGTTAAGAGATATGGGCATGAATGATAAAGCTAATGAAATATCAGAATTCAAACACAACATGTATAAAACAAGTTAGGATATAATATGAAAACACTTTATTTTTACGCAGTAATTTTTGCAACTATCTTTGGTGCTTCATCATTGATGGCTGACCTATGATCGATCCAGACCACACATCAATCAAACCTAAAGGTGAGAAGAAAAAAGGCGGCAAGTAATCTGCATAAATAAAGAGGTAGGCGAAAGTCTACCTTTTTTCGTTTAAGTGGAGATATATTATGGGAAGAATTAGAGATCGTGGTAATGACGGTGGTGATGTTTACAGGTGGAATACACTTGCAAGGTTTGTGAATACTAATGGGTGGACTAGAGGCGCAGAGCTTGGTATCCACGATGGGGTTAATTATCGCTTCTTAATTAACAACTGCCCTAACCTACATCTAATCGGTGTGGACTTATACGAAGCACAACCAGAGAATAACGGACCTGAGAAGTGGACGCCCGGAGAAAACGGTCATCCGTGGAGCCATAATGCTTATTATGATAGCATGTTAAGTTTCTCAGTTGAACACCCTGACAGAACTATGATTATTAAAGACTACACCACAGAAGCGGCTAAGATGGTTCCTGATGGTACACTAGACTTTGTGTTCATTGATGCTGATCATGGTTATGAAGGTTGCCTACGAGACATTAAAGCTTGGGATCAAAAGGTACGCAAAGGTGGCGTTGTGTTTGGTCATGACATACACTTCCCAACAGTAACACAAGCAGTCACAGAATTTTATGGTGAAAACTCATGGAACGTCGAAGATGACTTTATTTGGTGGGTGCAGAAGTGATAGAGAAGAAACTAAGTCAGATATGGATAGGTCCCAAACCAGCACCACTTACTTGGATGCACACTTGGAGAGACAAACATCCTGATTGGAAGTATTCTATATTCGATGACACTATGCTGAAGTCTCGCAAATGGAAGAACCAACATCTTATCGAACACTATTACAACACAGGTAAGTGGCCAGGCGTGTCTGATTTGATTAGATACGAACTATTATATGAGCAAGGTGGGTTTTGGCCTGAGGCTGATATGACTTGCTTGGAGAACACAGAAGAGTTGTTTACTTCACCAGAAAACCATGCGTATTCTTGTTATGAAAACGAAAGAGGAAGACACAACTTTATTCAGCCCATCATGGCGTGTAATCCAGAGAACGAATTTGTTAAGCATGTTATAGATACACTACATATATTAACTCCACAAGAGTTAAGCCCAGAGCCATTTAGATCAACGGGCAATTTGTTCTTGTCACGTCACGTTCCTCATTGGATGCATCAACTTACCGTATGGCCTAGTCACTACTTTATCCCACTATTTTATATTGGTGGTGCTAAGAGGTATGACGGAACTGATAAGGTGTATGCTGATCATAAATGGGGATCGACAGGACACGCAAACAGCATAACATATGATAAGGGTATATAATGTACGTAAGCCACAAATACAAATTAATCTTTCTAAGAACACCAAAGACTGCAAGTAGTAGTCTGTCTGAATTCTTCATTAAGAACATTCCTGACCCTAACGCCATATACACGCCAGTAGAAGACTCTAATATTAAAGGCAATTTGAGTAAAGAAATTATGGTCAAGTATAAGCTTAATTTTGCCTACTATCACTTTACGCTACAGGATTTGGTGGGTAACGGGATTATTACGAAAGCACAGGCATTTGAGTACAAATCAATTGCGGTCATTCGTGATCCCATGGATAGACAGAAAAGCTTTTACTATTTCTATAAGAGATGGAAGAACAGGGGAACGAAACCATCTTTGGCACAATACAAAGCATGGACACCACAAGGGTTCTTTAGAGGCGAACCAAACTCATCCATATTACAATCTAGTATATTGCAATACAATGGAGAGATAAGGGGAGATTATTGGTTGTATCCAAACATAGGAAACGAGTTAAGTAACTTAATGCGTGAACTAAATTTGCAAACGACACATCCTTTACCAAACCACAAAAACGATTTCAGAACAAATAGAGATGATGAGATTGTTTTTGATAAAGATGCAGTAGACGTGTTATCAAGACATTTTGGTGCAGACATAGAATTGTACAAGAGTTTGGCAGAGGACACATACGTATGAAGGCTCACATCTTAAAGATTGATAAGAAGTTGTCGCATGATTATGCAAAGACTTGCGCAGATTCATGTGATAAAGTTGGGCTACCTTGGTCATACCACATAGGTTATACCAATCAAACTGGTAAGATGGCGTTCGCTAATCTAAACATACCTAGTTTGCCAACAGAACCTTATAGTTACATTCCAGAACCAACCCAAGGACAGAAGGCTATGTGTTGTACTGCTGGTCACATTGCCATATGGCAGAAGATCGCAAACGGTACTGATAACGTTGGGGTTGTGTTGGAACATGACGCTATAATGCTACAACCAATAACAATAGAGATACCAGAGAATACCATTGTGGTTCTTGGGTATAAGCTAAATGATCCGTCAAGATATGATCATGTCGCTGCTGGTGTTCCTAATGAACTAATTAGGCTTGATGGTCATGAGGGCGCACACGCATATGCTATGACTAAGAGAACAGCTAAGTTTTTAGTGGATGAGCTACATACACAGGGATTGCGGAGTGCAGTTGATAATGACTACTTTATTCGTGGTCAGCGTCGAACTGCTATGCCACTTCATATAGCTTCCCCAACTCCTACCATTGGATGGCTAAGAGAGTCGACTATTTGGGGAAGTTCTGCAAATAAAAACTATGATTTCATACCGTCCTTTCTCAAGTATTATAAATAAAAGAAAAATCAACATAAATGGATTCTGATATGCAAGAAGCTAAAGACAAGAAAAAGATCGATATTAAAGGCAAAGAGTTTGATTCCAAGAATTTGGTTGATACGGAGCCTACGCTTGACGAAGAACAAGTTGAAGGAAACTCTCTAATCGAAGCTGTTTGCGACGAAGAACTCCAAGAAGTTATGGATAGAATGCAACGCCGAAAGGCTGGCATCTCCGCTAGAAAAAATAAACATAAGATGAAACGTGGTCGTGAAAAGGCTATGCGCAAAACAGCTACTATGGAAGTGCTGAAGAAACGCGCTCGTAAAGCCGCTATCCAAAAATTGAAGGCAAAGTTCTCTAAGAACAGACGTTATGCTGAATTGGGTGCTGGTGAGAAAGAAGTGATTGATAAAAGAATTGCTAAAATTGCAAAAAGCAGAATTGAGATGATGGCTAAGAAATTAATCCCAGGCATCAAAATCAAAGAAAGACAGCGCAAAATGAATAATGGTGTAAGAGAAGACGTCAACGAGAATATCTGCGAATCATGCGGTTGTGATATGAAGATGCCAAAGAAAGAAGATTGCAATTGTGGTTGTAATACTCAAAATGAGGCTTTGGAAGAAGCATCATTCAAAGATCAGAAGGTTATGAAAAGACCACACATGTTATTGTCAGCAGACAAGAAGCCAAAATTGGATGCTCGTTTCCGTATGTTCAAGAAAAAAGAAGAAGTGCAAGAGTCTACTGATCTTGACGAACTAATGGAGATTGCTCAGTTGATGGAAGCTACAGAAGCACTAGACCTTGATGAAATGGATATTTCTATCAAGTCACTCAAGAAGTCTGGTCTTGGTAACGTTAAAAAAGCTAACAACTATAATAAACTCAAATCTGACATCAAAGCAATGCGTGATCGCCTTAACAAGAACAAAGGCATGAAACCTCTTAGGGCTGGTTACGAATCTGTCGAAGAAGAAAAAGATAGTCTTGCCACACTTGCTAATAAAGAGCAAGACGAAAAGAAGAAAAAGGGTGAGATTAAAAGAGTACCTAAAAAAGATGAAGATGAACAGAAAAAAGACCTAGATGCGGCTTTTGAATCGTTCATCGAAAGCTGTGGTGCTGGAGAAGAGGGTACACCAGAACTTACTAAGAAGCTAAAGAAAGACACACCAGATGCGTAATTTTAAAACATTCCTAGAAGCTAAAGACCCAGGTGAATATGATCAAGAAGGTGGTATGGCTAAAACTCAATTGAAGACAGCTATGGACGCATCACAAGAGTTAATCTCTATGCTTGGTGACGATGATAATATGCCAGAGTGGGCGCAGAATAAAATCACAAAGGCAGTAGACTATTTGGACTCTGTACGTGATTATATGAAGGGTTCTGACAATGGCTGATAAAGACCCAAGATTGGCTAGGGCAGGTGTTTCTGGTTTTAACAAACCAAAAGGTACTCCAAGCCATTCTAAAAAGTCTCATATCGTTGTTGCTAAAGATGGTGATAAGGTAAAAACTATTCGATTTGGCGAACAAGGTGCTTCTACTGCTGGTGATCCTAAAAAAGGTGAATCTGACAATATGAAAGCCAAAAGAAAGTCTTTTAAGGCACGTCACGGCAAAAATATCGCTAAGGGTAAGATGTCAGCGGCATATTGGGCAGATAAAGTCAAGTGGTGACACAATTCTTATAAATAATACTAACATTGTAATAACACAAAAACCAAAGGGAACGTCATGAAAAGTTTCAGAAGATACATGTCAGAGGGTCTTGACCCAGTGAATAAGAAAGCTCTGAAGGGCAAGCACAAGGATCGTAAAGACGGAGACATCGATAATGATGGAGACGTTGACTCATCTGACCAATACCTACACAAACGCCGCAAAGCTATTTCTAAAGCAGTGACTAACGAAGAAGCTGAAGAAATCGAAGAAGGCGAGTCTGGACTGTGGGCTAACATCAACAAGAAACGTAAACGTATTAAAAACGGTTCTGGTGAAAAGATGAGAAAGCCAGGATCAGATGGCGCTCCTACTGACCAAGATTTTAAAGATGCGGCTGAATCAGTCGAAGAAGGAACTACTACATGTCCTAAATGCAACGGCAAGGGATGTGAACATTGTGATGGAAAAGGCACTCATACTGATGACCAACAAATCGACGAATTTGTGGGCAAAGCCATTGGTGGCGCAGTGAAGATGATTGCTAAAGGTGTACGGAACACAGTTACCGATAAGCAAGGCAACGTCAGAGGGACGAAAGCGGCTAGGGCTGACTCTGCGGAAGCTAAAGCTAACAAGGCAGAGAAAAAGTTGAAAGACGCTAAACGCATTAAAGACGCACAAGCAAGACTTGCCACTGCTAGAAAAAAAGCACAAGAAAAATAACTAAACATCACAAAGTACCTTTAAAGGAGAATTAAAATGGCACTATGGGGAAAAACAGACGCACTAGCTTCCGTACCGACTTGGTTGGAAGATGCGGCGGCTAACACAAACAAATCAAACGATAGAGATAACGCAATCTTTGTTGACGTCACAGAAGCTGGCATTGCATCTAACCGTGCAAAGGGCATCACTGGCCCAGGTTGGTGGTTGTACCACACAGATGGTGGACGTCATCACGCTGAATGCCTAGTACCAATGAAAGTAACAGCAGTTGCTGCTGGCGACTTGGGTGTTACTGGTGATACAGCAGTTGAAGATGCTATCGTAGCTGACGCATAAGAGCAGTATATAGATTATGATATTAACAGAATCAACCTTTCTGTTGTTTGCCTCAAAATATTACGACAATCCTAATTGTGCTGATATTGTAGAGTTTGACGAAGATTTGAAAAGATTTCAGTACCTACGGAAGTTATTCGGTAGGTACAGACAAGATAATGACTTAAAAGAAAGGTTGATTCTGAATCATCTTATTGTAATTTACAATATATTTGGTCCAGAAGCTACTAACATGTTGTTTATGAAACTTCATGATTACCACGAATACCTAAAGCCTTTCGTGGAGTATCTTAACTTCATGCCACAGTATATTACTTACGAAGATGCGGTTATACATAAAGATAACATAAATGCAGACGAAACAATAAGCGAACTGCTTAAAGGAATATGATAAATGGTAGTTGATCTATTTTTAGTATATCAATTTGTAAGACGTCTTGCTACCCCCTTTGAAAAATGGGATGCATTTGAGCAAGGTATCATTGATAAAGATGGTAAAGTATTAATCAAACGTAAGAAATTCACCACAAAGGCTCAATCGAAGTCTTGGGGTGTTTTTGATATTATGGTTGCTAATCTAAAGAAGCTACTTGCCAAAGTACCTGGTGGTAGTTCACGTCTTGCATCATATGCGGCGGCACTATACCTAATCAAAGAACATCAACACTTTACAGACGAGTCATTACTTAGTGAAGATATGACTGATGAGCAAATAGATGAATCGTTATCTTTATTTAATGACTCATATGTCAATTATATCATGATGGCTGAAGCTGTCAACCCTCAAGATGAAGCATTTGGTAGGGCAAGACTTAGACAGAACTTGGCTAAGGTGGGACATGATGTAAATAAAGTTCATTCTCAAAACGTAAAAGATGCTGAAGCGGCAAAGAAAAGACGTCAAGCGGCATCTAAAGATTTAAGTTCCTACAGAGATAAGAATGGTTTGAAAGAAGAACCAGCCAATAACGTGGGCAGTGGAAACATTGCTGGTATGGATGGTGGTCACATGTCTAAGGCACAACAAAAGGCGTGGACTGCTAAAAACAAGTCAAAGAAGAAATCATTTAAAGATATAATGAAGGATAAAACATGATTACACTAGAACAATTCAGCGCAATGATCCCTAGCAACAAAGACCCAAAACCTTGGTACGATGCCGCTATTCCTATGTTTGAAGAATACGAGATCAATACCGTTAATAGAATTGCTGGCTTCATGGCTCAAACTTCACATGAGTCGAGAGACTTTACAGCATTAGTAGAAAACCTCAACTATAGTGAAAAGGCATTGAATTCAGTCTTTGGTCGCTATTTTGGAACAGGTAAAAACAAAAGGAATGCTAAAGATTATGCAAGAAACCAAGAAAAAATTGCAAACTACGTCTACCAAGATGAATTCAGATCAAAGCGCGGAGCTTTGGGAAACACTAATCCCGGCGATGGCTGGTTATTTCGAGGCAGAGGTATTAAGCAACTCACCGGGCGTAACAACTACGCGGCGTTCGGAAAAAGTGTGGGAATGTCAGCCGAAGAAGCTGCTGGATATGTAGCGACTGAAAAAGGTGCTATGGAAAGTGCATGTTGGTTCTGGAAAACTAACAAGCTACAGAAGTGGGCTGATAAAGGCGACAATAAAGGCTTGACAAAGGCTATCAATGGTGGTACAATCGGCTTAGCTGATAGAAATGCTAGATGGGATAACTGTTTGGCTGTCTTGGGTGGTAAAATGCCTACTAAGAAAGCATCTAAAGCATCTAGTGGTACACGCACACTTCGTAAAGGTATGAAGGGCGATGACGTAGCTAAGATGCAAAAAGCATTGGGTATTACAGCCGATGGTGACTTTGGTTTCGGTACACAGACTAGTGTAAAGAAATGGCAGAAATTGAATGGTTTGGTGGCAGATGGTATCGTAGGACCTGCAACTCAAGCTAAAATGTTTAAATAATATAAATAGAACAATAAACAACATAAAGGAGATAGAAATGTCTTTAGAAAAAATCGTGCAGACTGCGTTAGCAGAGCAACCAATCGAAATGAAAGAAGCATTTGACGAAGCAATGAAAGAACGCATTGCGGCGGCTTTGGAAGAAAAGTACAAAATGATGGCTGAAAAGTCAGACGATTCAGATAAATCTGATGAAGATGATGACGAAGACGAAGACGAAGATGATGAAGAAGAAATGGAAGAAGGTAAACTTCCACCAGCACTTCAAGCGGCTATCGACAAGAAAAACGGCAAGAAAAAAGATGACGATGATGAGGATGATGCTGAAGACGAATAGTCTTTAGTGGTTTTATTATGCCATCTTTTGTATACTTTGGAATAATTCTTATAGCCTTGGGTGGTGCGGGTAGTGTTTACTACAAGTCCACCCAAGCAACTATAATGGAATTAACAGAGTATAATGCTACCCTGACTGCACAAGTAGAACAGATAGCAGAAGTCAACGAAAAGAACCTTGCTACCATAGCGGATATGCAAGCAAACTTTGAGAGGCAACGTCAACAATTTGATGAGCTTCAAGAGTCTTTCACCAAGATCACAAATCAAAAAAACGAACTTCAACAACGTCTAGGATCACACGATTTAGGCGCACTTGCTGTTGCCAAACCAAATCTTGTTGGTAGAGTTGTTAATAATGCTTCACAAAGAGCGTTCCGTTGCTTTGAGCTAGAAACTGGTGCAGAACTTACAGATAATGAAAGGAATGCCAAAAATGCAAAAGCGTTTAATAGCGAGTGTCCTTGGATTTACGATGATCTTGTCTCTAGGGGCTTGCTCAGCGCGGAACCCAGTGGAACCACCGCCACGAGTGATAACTGAGACTGAATACGTACAGCCAAGTAAACCAATAGTACCCACAATCAATCCTCTTGTCATGAGGGATATTGAGTTTATTATTGTCACCCCAGAAAATGTAGAACAAGTGTTTGAAGACATTGAGTCCGATGACATAGTTATATTTGGTGTCACAGATAAAGGTTACGAAGACATTGCCTTAAATCTTGCTGATCTACGTGCATATATTCAACAACAGAAAAAAGTAATTGGGATTTATGAGTCTCAATACGATTAGTAAGAATACGTAGGGCGTTATGTCATAGCGGGTATTCTTGATAATTTTAGTCTAATAACGACATATGTACCGCTTGTTATTATAAATACAAGGGAATACATTATTACCATCGTGATTTGTCATATATATATCTATCCTGGAGTTCGCCACTAGCCTCCGTTATCAAAAGGCATTAGGGAAGTAAATACAATGACGGGTAAAACTAATTGGGAAACTGATATTCGCTTAATACAAAGTGATATCAAGCAAATAAACAAGTTCTTTGGTAAAGTTGAGAAATCAATTGACCAAATGGCAGAACTGTCGAAAAATGTTGCGGTGCAAGCTGAAGTGATGGATTTCACAAAAGAAAAGCTTGAAATCGTAGAGAAACTGTGTGAAGAAACCAAAAGGATAGATGAAGTTAGGATGAATGTCTTGGCAGATCGTTTAGAAGAATACAGACGTTCATCACGTGAAGATCACCAAAAACTGGCAGACCATAACGCAACTAAGCGAACTGGAACAACCAAAGAGATAATAGATAGATTAGATTCAATAGAACTTAGTCTTCACCAACGCATTAACGAACAGACCAAGAAAATCAATGTCTTGGAAAATTGGCGCTATTACATGATGGGCATGGGCGGTGTTCTGTTGTTGTTGGTAGCAAGAATTAATTGGCCTACTCTTTTTAGTTGACAAACCGTTCTATTCGTGTATAATTAATACAGTGGAATAGTAGGAATTTTATATAATGGTAGATTTTGTAGACATACAATACGCTCAGATGCTATCTGGACGCCTTGACAACTATCGCGTAAGACATACAGCACCATACAGGATAAACTTTCGTTGTCCTATCTGTGGTGACTCTAAAAAGAAACGTTCTTTGTCACGTGCTTGGTTGTTGGAACGCGACAACAAATTTACATTCTATTGTCATAACTGTAATGCATCGTCAGGCTTCGCCCACTTCTTGAAGGGGCAAGACCAACAGTTGTATAATGACTATATCGCTGAGAAGTTTGTTTCGAAAGCAAATAACAGCGTCAAGTCAACTAATGATGATGATCAGTGGAAAATGAAAGCACCTGTTTTCAAAACTAAGTACGTAAACCCTCTTACTAAGATCAAGAAGGTTTCTCAACTTAAGCATGACCATCCAGTCAAGCGTTACATTGAGAAGCGTAAAATACCTACACAACACCATTACCGTCTGTATTACGCACAGAAGTTCCAAGCTTGGATCAATGAGGTTGTTCCAAACAAGTTCCCCAACATAATTAAAGACGAACCACGTCTAGTAATACCATTCCTTGATAATGAAGGTAAATGCTTTGGTGTGTCAGCACGTTCTTTCGATCCTAACTCAACGTTACGTTACATAATCATTATGTTTGAAGAAAAACCAAAGATATTCGGTTTGGACAAGGTTGACATGACCCAACCTTACTATATAGTAGAGGGAGCCATTGATAGTATGTTCTTATCCAATGCAATCGCCATGAATGGTGCTGAGGGTAATGGCAATTCAGCAAACGCTAACGCAGTGTATGTATTCGATGCAGAGCCACGTAACAAGGAGATAGTCGCTCGTATGGAGAAAGTGATCAAGAATGGTCACAAACTCTGCATATGGCCTAGTGACGTCCCAGCAAAAGATATTAACGACATGTACCTCAATGGAGTTGCAGATGTCGAGAAACTAATTGAAGAAAACACGTACCAAGGATTGGTAGCAGAACTAAAACTTTCAGCATGGAGAAAAATGTGACAGTTAACGTAATTTTAGCGACAGACATAAATTTTGGTATTGGGTATGAAGGTGATATGCCTTGGCCTCATAACAAAGAAGATATGGCTTGGTTCAAACAGAACACAAATGAAGATATCGTTGTGATGGGTAGGAAGACTTGGGACTCTATTGGTCGAAAGAAACTTCCCAACAGAACAAACATTGTCATCACATCAAAAGAACTAGAAGGCGCAGATCATGTGTTCTCTGGTGACATGGGAGAAATCATTGAGAAAGTTAAGGGGCTTTATCTGGCAGATAGAGACATTTGGATTATGGGTGGGGCAGAGATATATGACCAAGCAATTCCTTATGCGGATAAACTCTACTTGACAACGTTTAATAATAATTATATATGTGACACATTCGTAGAAGAAAATATTATTGTCAAATTCCCTTATGTAGAATATTGGTCTGAGACACTTGATGACATTAGTTTTCAAATTAGGAGCAAACATAAAGATGCATGATTATAGTAGACTACTAAGAGTTATTATGGAACAAGGGCGTGACGTGGCTGATAGGACAGGCACAGGCACACGTTCTATCTTTGGTCACCAAATGAGGTTTAACCTAGAGGATGGCTTCCCTGCGGTCACTACTAAGCGCTTAGCATGGAAGTCAGTGGTAGCGGAGCTACTATGGTTCCTTGAAGGTACTACAGATGAGCGTAGACTAGCTGAATTGACCTTTGGCAAGGATCGTGAACACCTTGAAGACAAGTCTACTATATGGACTGCTAATGCAGATAAGCAAGGCGTTGAATTGGGTTATCAGAACCACAAGTTCTATAAAGAACTGGGACCTGTTTATGGCGCTCAGTGGCGAGACTTCAACGGCTTTGATCAACTTACGTATATCATTGATGAGATTAACCACAATCCCGATAGCAGACGTATCATTCTTAATGCTTGGAATGCCGCTGATATTGAAGAGATGGCACTACCACCTTGTCACGTAATGTCTCAGTTTAGAGTGTATGATGGCAAGCTAAGCTGTCAGTTGTATCAACGTAGTGCTGATGCGTTTCTTGGTGTACCGTTTAATATCGCTTCATACGCCTTGTTGACCCACCTAATCGCAAGGCATTGTAATCTTGGCGTTGGAGAGTTGGTACATACTCTTGGTGATGCTCACATTTACAATGACCACTTTGAACAAGTAGAAGAGCAACTAGGGCGCAGTGAATATGATTTGCCCCAACTTGAGATTGACGATAAATTTAACTTGGACTGTATCATGGACATTACCGATGCTTGGGCTGAGTTCGGACTTAATGACGCAGATAAAATAAAATTGACAAATTATATGCATCATGATACAATAAAAGCCAAGATGTCAGTTTAAGGCGTTATAAATAGATAACCAAGACAGCACACCTATAGCTGTTTGATTCCCATAGAACACTACATATGCTCCTAATTTAGGTGTAGATGCTGTTGTCACCAAAACAAAGAGGCCGATGAATGTTAAATACCACAGAAATTAAAACAGTTAATTACGTAACTAAACGTGACGGAACCACCAAAGAATTTGATAGTACAAAAATCAATCTTGCCGTTGAAAAGGCAATGAAGAGTATTGGTATGCGAAGTAAGTACCTTTCAAGCGAAGTAACAGAAGAAACAGTAGATATGATCAACATTGATGCATCTGATGTTATCGTTGATGTTGATACAGTACACAGAACAGTGGAGAATGTTATGATGGATAAGGGTCTACATGACCTTGCTCGTGAATACATCCTATTTCGTTATAACAACAAACCAGATATCTTTCGTAAGAGAACAAGTCTGAAACCATACGAGTATCCACAACTTGTAGAGTATACTGATGCCATTCGTCATTCATATTGGGTACATACAGAATTTAACTATTCTTCTGACATTCAAGATATGAAAGTTAAGATGGAGCCACAAGAAGTAGAGATTGTTAAGAAAGCTATGTTGGCTATCTCACAGATCGAAGTTGCTGTTAAAACATTTTGGGCAAAGATTGGTGATCGTTTCCCTAAGCCAGAAGTGGCGGCTGTTGGTATTACATTTGGCGAATCAGAAGTGCGCCATGCTGATGCGTATTCTAACTTGATTGAGATTATGGGTCTTAATGAAGAGTTTGAGAAAGTTGTAGAAGTACCTGCAATGAAAAAGCGTATTGCCTATCTTGAGCAATCCATTGGCACACCAGCAGATGATAAAGACTATTTCCACAAGATCATTCTATTCTCTATGTTTGTCGAGAATGTTTCCTTGTTTAGTCAGTTCCTTATCATGATGGCATTTAACAAACACAAGAATGTTCTTAAGGGTATTTCTAATGCCGTAGAAGCAACATC